ATAAGAGGGATTCTAGAAGATATCACGAATTATAATAATGTAAGTGATTATTCTGAGAGGAGATTAATTATGGACAGTATCGTCAAGAAGCTCATGGAGAATCGTATGAGCGAAGATTTTGATCCTATGTTCGACGAAGACCTGAAGAAGTATATCGGCAAGACTCTGGAGGAACTCCTCACTGGTCTTGCTGGTACTGTCGCTATCGCCATTGACCATGATCTACCTAATATCTATGGTTATCATGGATTCAGTGGTGTGTGCAATGGAGTGCCTTGGCATTATGCTAATAATATCATCAAGGATATCAAAGCTGGCAAGAATAATAAGGTGTTCGTCGAAGTATAATAAGGAGGTAGAGTATGGATAGTATTCGTTCTATCATCAAGAAATTGAATGAGAATAGACTCCTAGAAGCTAGAGCAAGTTATAAAGATATGGATCATGATGATCTCATCCGTATGGCACAAGATGGAGATCAGACAGCCTTCGAAGAACTATTAGTGCAGTATGATCCTCTCATAAGTAAGCAGGCTAGGAGATATTTCTTTGATGCAGGGTCAGGAGATCAAGAAGATGTGAAGCAGGTAGCTTCCATAGCTTTCTGGGAGGCTGTATCTTCTTATGATCCTACAGTCCATAAGCATGGATTCTCTGCATACGCTAATCTGATTATGAGTAGGAAATTAACTGATATGCTACGTAAAGAAGATGCCGATGTTCGTAAGATAAATAATCTGGCAGGTTCTTTGGACGATAAGGTAGTAGGCGATGATGGAGATTCTGGTACTGTAGGAGATAGAGTAGCTTCTAAAGGTCTCAGTCCTGAGGAGGAAGTACTAGGTCAAGAAGGTGCTGATGAGCTGGAGAAGTTCATGAGGGAGAAGTTCTCTCCTAAGGAACTGGAAGTAGTCAGACTTAAGGCTAAGGGCTATAAGAATGCTGATATTATGGAGGTGACTGGATTGTCCTACAAGCAGGTAGAAAATACATTGAAGCGTATCAAAGATAAGCTTGCAGAGTATATGCGTAAGTCCTATAAGGAGTCTAAGCAGATCCGGGAGTCAAAGGAGATTGAGTTCACTGATGAGGAGAAGCGAGTCCTCGAGAGTGTACTCAATAAGATCGACGCAGAAGGAAAGTGATTCATCTTGGATAAAGATATAAGACTAGCTAAGAAGATACTAAGAAAGTCAGGCTATCGTGTGGTACGTCCTCTGAAAGAGTCAGTGGATTATGAGGACTATACGTCTGAGCAGTTTGAAGAGGAGCTCAATAAGATCGAGTACCGGATAGATGATATTCAGGAAGAGATGAGAGATATCCCTTACAGTGATAGAGGGGATCTCTACTACGAGCTTGAAGAGATAGAGATGAAGCTTATCTCTATGGAAGACTATATCCCAGAGGAGATGCTCCAGAGAGTCTCTAAGCTATATAAAGAAGCTATGAGAGTAGAGGATACGGAGTACGAAGGATCTCCTGTGAGATATGATCCTTATGCTGATGCAGGCATGAAACCTTCAGACTTTTATTGATCTATTATATTAGGTAGGAGGAGGAGCATTGAATAATTTATCTAGCATACCTCAGATACAGAATCTCAACGAAGAAGAAAGTAAATTATTCTATGCATTACTATCAGCTTCACACAACTCTCCTTCTTTAGATTTATCTCCTATTGAGAGTCTCTATAAAGTGGATTATGAAGAGATCCCTGTCTCGATAGATGAGTTCCTAGAGAATGATTACTACCTAGGTAAAGTCTACAATAATGGTAAGAATATCTATCCTTATTGGAGAAATTTCTTACACAACTTCTTTCATGACAATCCAGACAAAGCTTTCGAAGTAGCACTAACAGGAGCTATCGGTGTTGGCAAGACAACTGTCGCATCGATAGCTCTGATCTACTTGATGTATAGAACGATGTGCTTAAAGGATCCTCAGAAATTCTATGGATTGTCTGGAAACTCACAGATAGTATTCGTAGTCATGAACTTGACTCTGGATCTAGCATACCAAGGATTGTATTCTCTGATAGTGGAAGCTATCAGATTATCTCCTTGGTTCTGTGAGAGAGTTGATATTAGAGGTAAGTACGAGTATTCCATTGAGTTCCCTAAGAACATTGCACTGATGGCAGGTTCTCAGACTACTCATACTATCGGTAAGAACGTACTAGGAGCTGTGCTAGACGAGGTCAACTTCTCTAGTGCTCCTAAGGGTTCTAAGAACTCTGTCATGGACATGTACCGTAACATCCGTAGACGACTTGAGTCTCGATTCTTGAAGCAAGGACGTATTCCTGGTATCCTGATGCTAGTGTCCTCTAAGAATACGGAGCTAGACTTCTTGGAACAGTATGTCCAGAGTATCAAGAGTCTGAAGACTACTTGGGTAGTAGATGAGCCTATCTGGAATATCAAACCTCCTGAGACATACGTAGGAGCTAAATTCCAAGTAGCTGTTGGAGATAAGACTAAGGAAAGTAAGATCGTTGATGCGAATGATAATATATCTGAGCTGATAGAAAGAGGATATCGTATCATTGATGTCCCAGTAGAGTATCGTGTAGCATTCGAGGGAGATATCAATGAAGCTCTAAAGGACATCGCAGGTATCTCTGCTGTGTCTACTAGCAAGCTGATACCTTATGCAGGACGCATTGATGTCTGCTTCGACAAGAGCAGAAGAGCTCCATTCTACACAGAAGAATTCCAGATGGGATTGGATAGTGTAGATGATATTAGAGATTTCTTGGATGATCTATCAATCTTGAGAAGAGATCTCAACAAGCCAAGATTCGCACATATCGATATTGGCTTGAAAGGAGACAGACTAGGACTCACGGTAGTTCATAGTAGCAAGGAGATCACAGTAGAGAGATACACACCTACGGGAGCTATAGATAAGATCTCTGAGAATGTGTATGATATTGACCTGATGTTAGGTGTCAAAGCCATCCCAGGTAGTGAGATTCCTCTCTACAAGATTCGTGAGTTCCTGCTTTGGTTGAGCTCTTATATAGGATACAAGTTCAAGAAGATTACGTACGACGGATTCCAGTCAGCTGACAGTATCCAGCTTTTACAGATGTCTGGATTGCCTGCAGGTCTACTATCTGTAGATAGAACTGATGTTCCTTATCTAAATCTTAGAGCTTGTATACTAGAGCAGAGACTGGTAGGGTACTACAATAGTATTGTAGTAGAGGAATTACGTGACTTAGAGTATGATAGAAAAGCGAAGAAGGTAGATCACCCTATAGTGAAGTATGATGGTAGTCCTGGTTCGAAGGATATCTCCGACTCACTATGTGGTGCAGTCTATAATGCTCAAGAGTTTTACTCTAAACTAAAAGGAAATCACGTAGCTCAGAATACTAATGTTAATGCTGCTATGAGTGCTTTACAGAAGTTAACTAATCTTCGTAAGTCCCAGATGGAGAATGATGACTGGATATTAAGAGACTAATTATATTCAGGAGGATAGGTCATGGGTTATATCAAATTAAAAGTCGATGATAATACTCAGAATATCCCTGAGGAGTTCCATGATGAACTGTACATAATTACAGCTATTGGCTGTAATATACTCTAAATCATGAAGGGAGGAGTGATCCTCCCTTCTATATTAATATAGGAGGGAGTGTATGAGATTGGGTATGAAAGATAAAATCAAGGAAGCTTTCAATACTAAGAAGACATTGAACAGTAAGTGGGATCCACAGGGTCAGCCTAATGCTTACCAGCTAGATATCTTCTTGAGGAAAGCTGGGTATAAACTAGTAGATATGATCCCTCAAAGCTCAGGAGGTTCTACTGTTCCAGAGCTAATTATAGAGCCTATCAAGGAAGGTTATAGACATCCTGATATCACTCATATGATTGCAGAGGATACATTCTACATGAAGATGAAGAGCTACGGAGAGATGCCTGCCTCTGACGTAGAAACTATCATCCAAGTATATCAAGCAGTACTTGCAGTACTGAATCATCTGAATGAGCTGGACAAATCTAAATTAGAGTACGAGAAGTCAGAGTGATGTACTATACTAATTTTCGTATAGCATAGTAGTAGAACTCTCACTATATATCGTAAGCAAGGAGGTGAAGAGGTGGCACTATTTAAAAAGAGTGATACTGTAGAGCCTACTCCTGTATCTCAAGGTCCTGATGAAGCTGCTCTATTAAAGTACATAGCTAATCTGAAACCTGCAGATATAGACCAGTTAGTTGCTATAGCTAAGAATCAAATCTATAATGAAGCAGGAGAGAGAAGTCAATCTATGACTGACTATTTTGCTCTCCTACGATCAGTATTCAGTTCTTCTAACTTTAACTCTGTAGGTAATACTCCTCATACTAGAAATCAGAGATATGAGATCTATGATGAGATGGATGAGAGTACTGCTTATATTTCTTCTGCTCTGGACATCATGTCAGATGATGCTACTCAAGCTGATGAGGATGGTATCATCATCCATGTGACTTCAGAGTCTTCTAAGGTTACTGCTCTAGTAGAAGAGTTCATAGCAGAGTTCGAGTTAGAGGATAAGGTAGCTAAGTGGGCTAGAGCAGTAGCTAAGTACGGAGACTTATTCGTTAGAGTCGACGGAGATTATGAACAAGGTGTCACTTACATCAATGATACAATCTATCCAGGTATCATTGATCGTAGAGATATGAATGGCAAGTTAGTAGCGTTCGCTAATAACCAGAATACTGTCTACTCTAATGAAGACTTGTACGCTCCTTGGGAGTTCATCCATTTCCGACATAAAGGTGATATCTACAAGGAAGAGAGTAGCTACGCAAGACTAGGACTAACTAAGGATACTTTTGATAAGAATTTAACTTCTGCATATGGTCAGTCTATCTTACGACCTGCTATCAAAGTATATGCTCAGCTAAGATTCGTAGAGAATATGCTACTACTCTCTCGCCTGACTAATAGTATCCGTAGAAATATCTTCCTTATCAATGTAGGTGATGTCACACCTGACAAGGCGTATGAAACTATACGTAACTACGCTAATCTACTGAAGAAAGATATCAATATGAATATCGAAGAAGGCATCTACTCCTCTTCGAAGCATACTATCAATTATGACGAGGATATTTTCATCCCAGTGGGAGATCCTCAGAATGATGTTCGTATCGAGTCCGTAGGTGGGGATGCGAATATGAAAGAGCAGTATGACTTAGAGTATCTGCTCAACAAGCTATTCGCTGCTCTGAAAATCCCTAAGGCTTATCTGAACTATGAGCAAGACTTGAATGCAAGATCTACTCTGATTCAGTTAGATATCCGATATGCTAGATCCGTAGGACAGCTCCAGAATACTATGGTATCTGGACTGAAGAGACTCATCAGTATCCACTTAGCTTACTTAGGATTAGACCCTGATGAGTTAGATCTAGATATTACACTGACTCCTGTATCTGCTATAGACGAAGAAGCTAGAGCAGAGCAACAACAGAGGCAGATAGGTAATGCAAGAGATATGTGGGACTTACTGACCTCTATGAAGGATATGCTAGATGCTACATCTGAGAATCCTCTGCAACTAGAAGTAGCTGCTGAGAAGATCATGAAGGAGTATCTGGAGATAGATGACCAGACACTAGATATCATCTTCAATAGATCGAAGGAAGAGAATACTAGAGTATTGAGTCATCATGTCTATAAGCACTCTGATCTAAGAGCAATGTATCCTAGTAAAGATGGTAAAAATGAAGAGAACTTCGAGCGTATCAAAGAATCACTCTTACCTAGTATAGGTGATGGTGAATAATTACTAAGACTATTAGTAAAGAGAGGTAAGTTATGAGAAACTATAAATCTTTGTTAGAGAATCTGAAGATGACAGAGAATCCTGTTCGTAGATACAGTCTGTCTGATATGGTCTCTGAGAGCTACAAGCTCACCTTCCAGTGTGAGAAAGGTACTAGTTTATATAAGCTAGCTGAAGCTCACTTACTGGATGTAAAGAATCATCCTACTGAGACTGATCGTCTCTCCAAGCAGTTAGGTACTATCAAGGAACTGAAGAGTCTGGTAGAGTCTGGTCAGATGAAGGATGAAGATCTGGTACCTGAGAAGTGCTACGATGAGGTAGAGCCTAAGGAAGAGAGAGCTCTAGGGGACATGGACGAAGGTCTCTTCAAGAAGAAGGATCCTAAGGCAGACTTTCAGAAGAGAAAGGAAGAATTCATCAAGCGTACAGTCAGTGATCCTAACTATCTGCAGAAGAGAGATGCTAGAGAGAAAGCTGACCAAGAGGAGAGAGCTCAGAGAGAGTTCAGACAGAGGAATCCTAAGATTGCTTACAAAGGATTAGAGGAAGCTGAAGAGCCTGACCTGACTGACGAGGAGCTAGAAGAGCTAACTAAGCACCTTGAGACTATCCGTAAGGAACGCAAAGCTGCAGCTTCTCAGCCTCAGGCTCCTGTCGAGGAGTCTAAGGAGAAGACACTTAATGAAGAAGACTCTAGTAACTTTAAAGTTTATCAGGTAATTATGGATGTAGCATTTCCTGCAGAAGCTAATCCTGATTCCTATGGACTCAGCTTCGGAGGTAGTAACTCTAAGATGATCTCAGCATTAGCTACTACTCTAAGAAATTTAGGATTAGATATGGCAGGAGATATGATCTCTATTGAAGACGATCTGACTGATATCTACGTCGAGGGAGAGTATGAGTTCTTCGGAGAGTCTAAGAATGTAACAGAGTCTAGGTCCTACAAGGGACTGTCTGATTTTGCTGCTAAGTCGAAGGATAAGGCTTTCATGAAAACCTTCAAGAAGATGCATGAGAAGCTGAAGGAAGGTAATGCTCTGACTCGTCAAGAAGCTATCAATCTATACAAGGCTGCTAATTCTGCTATGACTCACTTCTCAGTTGAGTTAGAGCATAATCCTGAGTTCATTACTATCTTCAAAGAGTGTACTTCTATATTATCTAAGGATGTCGAGAGTGTCCTAGGTAGTCTGAAGGAAGGTAAGGCTCCTAGCAAGAAGACTATGAAGTCTCTAGCTAAGTTCTCTGAGGCTCTGCTACTAGAGGATGAAGAGGAAGAGGAGTTACCTCCTATCGAAGATGAAGAGAATGATTTCATCTCTGACGAGGAAGGTGATATCATCTCTGAGGAAGAGGAAGACTTCAATCAGGAGTACGCTGACGCTCGTGTCGAGTTACACAAGGAGTTAGCTGATGAGCATGGCGATACTGAGGATCCTGGAGTACAGGAGCAGCTAGCTAAGGATACTGAGGAAGTGCTGAATCTACCAGGCATTACTGATGAGCAGATCGCTGAGCTCACTGGTGAAGAGCCTGAAGGAGAGGAAGAGCCTGAGGAGGATCCTGCTGAGGAGCCTGAGTCAGAAGAGACTCCTGAGGAGGAGCCTGAGAGTCCTGAAGATGATGAAGATATCACTGATGATGAGTTAGCTGAGCTGAAGCGTCACTTGACTGAGATGCGTAAGGCTAAGAGAGCTCGTGAGGCTAAAGAGATCTGTATGTGCGATGCCGATGGTACTCCTTGGGTGACTAAGAAGGAATTCGAGAAGATGAGCAAGGCTGAACAGGATCGTCTGACTAAGACTATGGCTTCTTCCGATGCTGGTGGAGTTGGTAGATACAGAGATAAGTGGCAGGAGCTGGAGAAAGAGGTCAATGAGTCTCTGCATCCTCAGGCTCAAGCTATCCTAGGTAAGTAAATATAACGTAGAATACTGAGTGTGGTTAAGTACTGCACTCAGTATTTCTATAGTATCCACTAATATTACACTTTATTAATAGAAACGAGGTGATCACTTCAATGCAGCTTGTAGAAAATTCATTACATCCTCTGCTAGCTCAAGACGAAAAGACTCTATCAGGTCTGTTCGCTGAGATAGGTACCTTCAATCAGAATGGTAGAAGATATCCTGAAGAGGTGTATGTACCTGCATATGAAGACTTGATACCTAAAATTAAAGAGAAGAGACTGCTAGGTGAATTGGATCACCCTATGGACTATGATGAGATCAGACTCTCTAATGTCTCTCATGTTATCACTGACTGTGAGATCATGGAAGATGGAGGAGTCAAGAAGATCTATGGTTCTGTCGAACTACTAGATACTCCTGCAGGTCTGATAGCTCAAGCACTAGTCAAGGCAGGCATTCCCTTAGGTATCTCTTCCAGAGGTCTGGGAGCTACTAGACAAGTTAGAGATGGAGTAGATGTTACTCAGTTGAAGCTTATCACTTATGACTTAGTAGCTGATCCATCATTCGCTAGCGCTATCTTATCTCCAGATAAATCTACTGAGCTCTCTGATAGCTTACACTATATCGAGTCTAAGCTACCTTTGAATGAAGCAGTAGAGACTCAATCTATCCGGGATATGATACATAGAATCCGTGAATCTCTCATCGAGAGGAAGACTACTCCTAACGAAGAGATTAATATACAAGAAGTGGAGATCAATAGTCTAAGAAGTCTATTAGAATCTTCACAAGCTACTATCGAATCAGATACTGAGCTATTAGTCAAGTCAAGAGAACAGATCAAGAGTCTGAAGCAAGAGCTAAAAGAGTCTGAGTCTAAGTACAAGAAGCTACTCAAGAATATGTTCAAGCTCCAAGAAGCTTACAATTCTCTGAAGGAATCTTCGCTGACTAGAGAAGATTACGATCAGATGCAGGAGAAGCTTATTGAGACTCAGAAGCAGCTAGCTGTTGAAAAGCGTGGCATGTCTTATAGTAAAGTATCGGAGCTGCTAGAAGGAGCGACTACTGACGAAGAAATCGAGAATAGATTGAATTCTCTGTCTTCACTAGGTAGAACTCGTCCAGCTAAGATCAAGATTGAGAGTCAAACTCTGACTGAGAGTGAGATCCTCAAGAAGGATAGAAAGCTGTCAGGGTTGGCTGCTATAGTATCAAAAGTATAATGGAGGTTAATTCACAATGAAGTTCAGTAATAACAAGACTCTCGCTGAGAGTGTCATTGCTCGTGGCTTAGATCTGTCTGAGTCTCGTAGATGGAAAGACTACACTGTCGCTATCCGTGAAGGATATCAGGAGAAGAACAAGACTTCTATCTCCGACACTATCATCGCTACCACTGCTACTCTGCTGGAGAACACCTATCAGTACGCTGCTCGTATGGACGAGACTACTCGTGCTGTTAACCTGGGTACCTTCATCGACTATGGCTTCGATGTCATCTCCGCTACTGTTCCTAACCTGATCGCTCACGAGATCGTGTCCGTTCAGCCTATGAACGCCAAGCATGGTGCTATCTTCTACCTGCAGTATCTGTATGGTAATAACAAGGGCACTGTTCAGCAGGGCACTGCTCTGAACAACCCCTTCACTGGTCAGGATGGAGAGTTCAACTTCTCCAATGACAGAATCTTCGGTGAGTCTGCTGGTCTAGGTGATGGCTCTAAGACCGAGTTCTCTGTCGCTCTGGCTTACACTCCTCTGCGCAAGGGCACTGTGGCTATCAATGCTGGCGGTATCCTGGCTACTGATAATGGCGAGGGTGCTATCGAGGGTGCTGGTGTCACTGGTACTATCAACTATGCTACTGGTGCTCTAGTCATGCAGTTCACCACTGCTCCTGCTGCTGACGCTCCTATCACTGTCGACTATCGCTACGACATGGATCTGACTACCACTGGTTTCTCTCAGATCGATCTGGATCTGGCTTCTGTGTCTCTGGAAGCCTTCCCTCGCAAGCTGCGTGCTCGTTGGCTGCTTGATGCTGGCTTCGAACTGCAGAAGATGAAGGGCATCGACGCTGAGTCCGAGCTGGTCACTGCTATGTCCAACGAGATCAAGTTCGAGATCGACGGCGAGCTGCTGAAGGAACTGTATGCTAAGGCTGCTCACACTGGCTTCGAGTGGGACTGCCAGAATCCCAAGTCTTCTCTGAGCTACCAGGAGTACAAGCGTACTATCATCGATATGTTCACTGAGATGAGCAACAAGATCTTCACTAGCACTAAGCGTGTTGGAGCTAACTTCATCATCGCTGGTGTCAATGTGTGTAACATCATCGAGACTCTGGAAGAGTTCAAGGCTGACTCTCTGGGCACTAAGCAGATCAATGGTCCTCACAAGATCGGTACTCTGTCCAACAAGTGGACTGTCTACAAGAACCCCTTCTACAATGCTGACCACTTCGTGCTCGGCTACAAGGGTAGCTCTTGGCTGGATGCTGGCTTCGTCTATGCTCCTTACATGCCTCTGTACGCTACTCCTACTCAGGTACTGGACGACTTCATCTTCCGCAAGGGTCTGGCTACTTCCTATGGTCAGATCATGCTGAACAACAAGCTGTATGCTAAGGGTTCTATCAAGAACTTCTCTGCTACTCGCATGGTGCCTGCTATCTAATTAGTTGTCTCTCAATGAGCATTTAGGCTCAAGAGTAGGGGAGGAGGGAGATCCTCCTCCCCTATTTCTCTATAAACTTACTGAAAGGAGATGAGCTACCTCGTGCTATTAGAGGATTTAGTACAAGAGATTAAAGTTGATCTAGGATGCGATATCAACTCTCTAGGTATCAGTGACTCTTCTATCGAGACTAAGGTCAAGGAAGCATTGAGGAAGATTAGTGTTTATGCTCCTTATGTATGTACAGAAGTGTTCGATGTATCAGGAGGTAGTATCCAGTTACCTGTCGATACGACTACGGTCGTAGAGATACTAAACTTAGATAAACCTTCTGCTACTAAGGCTAGAGTAGTCGCTGATGATACTGACTTATTCTCTGTCAGTAGATATCTCTACAACTACAATGACCTGAGTGATCCTTATATCTTCTTGATGCAGAAGAATGCAGTATCCACACTGCAAAGCTTCGTAAGACTGACTGACTGGAGATTCGAGAAGAGTACTCATAAACTCTACATTAGTAATCATGACGGAGATAAACTCTGCGTTAGATACTTTAGACAGTATCGTAACATAGAGGAGATCGAAGATGTAGATGTACTACAGAGAGTGAAAGAGTATGCACTCGCTCTCTGCAAGATTATCGAAGGAAATATCCGTAGAAAGCTGCAGTCTGCTCCAGGAGCTATTCAGTTAGATGGAGACTCTTTAGTGTCTGAAGGTATGAGTGAGAAGCAGGATATCGAATCTAGACTAGTGAACGAATTCCAGAACCTACGTTGGGGTATCAGAGTCTGAGGATGGTGAGCTTATGAGCAAGAGAATCGATGAGCTCACTAGAAAAGATCTAGTAGCTGATGTAGATAAATGGACTAAGGATAAGGCTAAGCTAGTTCGACAAGCTAGATATCTAGGCATCACAGAAGACTATACAGTATTCTTCCGAGTACCTTCAGTCACTACTCAACCTCCTAGGAATTATGTCGTCAAGATTAGTCTCTTGGACTATGCAGAAGTTGCAGAAGATGAGGATATGACTGTTAGAGATAAAGTAAGACTTGCTCTAGCAGGAGATGTCAAGATCAGCTGTAACTGTCCTGCGTATCTCTATTGGGGTTATAAGTACATACTGACTCAGTTAGATACTAATGAGGATAGAGATGAGCATAGATTCCCTAAGATTAGGAATCCTAAGTTACAGGGAGTCATGTGTAAACACTGCTATTCTGCTATCTCCGTTCTACCTATGAACTGGAACTCTATCGCTCGAGATATTGAGCAAGGTAAGTTCCTACGGAGGTGAGAAGATGGGGTTACAGATATCTGAGAAAGAGACACTCTATCATAGAAAACAGATGTACGAGAATATGAAAGTACATGGTATCAAGTGTCAGATAGAGTCAATAGCTGATCAGCACGAGAAAGCTTATGACTTCTACAATGATGTAATCGATGATGATTCATTCGATGCTATGATAGATACCTGGATTACTTATGAGGAAGTGCCTAGTATCAAGACTTTAAGATCTTTCGGATGGTATGTAGAAACAGAGGATTTCCCTGTGATAGCATATATTCCAGTCATGTATCTGAAGCGTGATGGTAAGGTAGCCTCATTCCATCCAGCTGTAGATGACAGAGTTACTCTGGTAGCGAATCCTATCGATAAGAATAGTAGTAAGAGACTATTCCTGATCAAAGACTTCAAAGGTAATGGATTCCCTAATACTATCTATTACACTTGTAAATTAGTTCCGTTTAGGTCTGATATGCATGAGTAACCTAGATATTAAAATAAGTATAAATAAGTTGATGGACTATAGTGAGTCTCTGGATGATACCATAGATAAAAAGACTTTAGTATTGATGATAAAGTCTTTCTCTGAGTACGTCCTAGAACTCTATGGTAGGCTCCTAGTAGAAGCTATATATTCTAATAGATATAAAGGCAAGTGGGAGCCTGTTGACGATGATGGATATAAAGAGTATATAGGCGTGACTCCTGTAGAGGATATGACTCTACTGATGAGAGATGCACTAGAGGCTAAGAAGATAGGTTACTACTGCATGGTGAGATTCAATCCTCGGTACATGTATCCAGGCACTAGGATCCCTCTCTCGAAAGTACTACGTGCTATCGATAGTGGTACATCTAAATTCAATGCCCGTCCTATCTTCTCTAAGATCATCAGAGAAATCAATTCTAACATCTATGATCTGTTCAAAGGATATCTCTTAATGAAAGGAGTGATATAGTATGGAGGAGTACTCTGAGTTAGAACTCTATGACAGAGCGGTGTATGCGTACTTAGCTAGCATATCTCCTGCCATTATTTACTCTACTACTCAGACAGCTGTCAGAAATATCACTAGGAGAGAGAAGTTTGCTGATAAGAAGCCTTGGAACTTCGTCAGCTACTATCGTAATCCTTCATTCGAGATAGACTTCAGTCGCATGAATAATCCTGCTACAGTAACAGGTGATTTTGTGAGACTTAGAGGATATTCAGACTTCGATCGTGAAGCAAGGTATGTACAGAATATACCTGTTAATCTAACATATAATGTGGATATCTGGGCATCTAAGGCTGTAGAAGTGAATAATATGGCTATCTCCTTGATATCGAAGATTTATATGCAAGATCAAGTACTGGAAGTTCCTATCAATCCAGATGGAGAGAATGGCAGATTCCATATATTAGATGTATCTTGGACAGATAACTCTGACTTAGAAAGAGAGACAGAGATAGGAAAGATTTACAGGCACACTATCACATTCACTATAGATGCTCGCATCACTCTCGTGAGAGATGTGAAGACTACTAAGTTCTGTGGTTGTATCCCTGTTAATATTTATGAAGATTATGAAGGAGACTTGTCGGATGAAGATTAAGAATTTGACTCCAAATGTCCAGAAGATGGTAGTGAGGGAGATCGTAGGAGAGAAGAGACTGTATGATATCTATGTTGTACCTTTTGGTACTACAGATCTCGATAGAATGATCATTGTCGAGCCTAATGATATTACTGGTATCTTCGAAATCGAAGGAGCTCCAGTCGTACAGAGAGTCTCAGCTCCTACGGTAGAGACTCCTCCTGCTGTTGATAATGCTGACCCTGATGCCACTCCTGATGAGCCTACTCCTGATGTAGAGGATACCGCTCCTCTAGCAGGAGAGACTTTCATCTGTGATATCTGTGGTGCAGAGTTTGGTTCTGCGAGAGGCTTAGCTTCTCATAAGAATAGATCTCATAATGAAATTTAATCATCCTAAGGAGGGATTCTCACTATGAAAATAGGAACTTATGCGATAGAAAGAGACTATTCGCATTATGTAGCCTATGCTGCTAAGACTATCTTAGCTGTCGTAGGTACTGCTACAAGAGGTCCTGTCGGAGTAGCGACAGTCTGTACTAGTGCTCAGGATCTGGTATCCAAGTTCGGTCCTCTGGACACTAGAAGTTACGGTCTCTACGCTGGTCAGTACTTCTTAAGTCAGTCCTCCAAGCTTTATTTCGTCAGAGCTGCAGGTAAGTCAGCAGCTGAAGCTACCGCCCTAATCGCAGGTACTAACAGCGAGAGTACTACAGTGACAGACGCTATTACTCTCCAGGTATTAGAAAAGGGTACTTACGCTGACGGTTATGTCATCACTATCAAGGATAGTGAGACAGATGGATCTTATGATCTAGTACTGAAGAATATCGCAGGTATCACTCTAGAGTCTCTGAAGGGAGTCAAGCTAGAGGATATGGTGGAAGGCTATACTACTAAGTACTTCAAGGTATCAGCTGTCAATGCTGCTGCCACTCTGACTGCTGGTAGTTACACTTTCGAGGGCGGTAATGACGGTATGGACGACATCGATGATGGAGACTATATCAATGCTGCTCAAGCTCTGGTAGCTGACACTATCGACATGAACCTGTTCGCTGTTCCTGGACAGTCCTCTGCTGCTGTCATCACTGCTATGCTCTCCATTGCGGAGACTAGAGGCGACTGCCTATATCTGGTAGATCCTCCTGAGGGACTTACTAGAGATGGTGTTGCTGCTTGGCATCTAGGAGGAGGAGACTTCGAACACCCTGCATTCAACTCCAGCTATGGTGCTCTGTATTATGACTGGGTGACTATCTATGACTCTGTCAATAAGGTCAAGGTCAACGTACCTCCTAGTGTCGTGGTAGCTGCTACCTACGCTTACAGTGATCGTACTACTGAAGTCTGGTACGCTCCTGCTGGTCTGAATAGAGGTGTAGTGAGAGGAGTCTTAGACTCTATCACTAAGCTGAACAAGGTTGATACCGAGATGCTGTATAGTGACGGCAATAATGTCAATGCTCTGTACGATGATCCTCAGGTTGGACTGGTCCTGTGGGGGCAGAAGACTCTGCTGAGAGCTGATACTGCTCTGAACAGAGTCAACGTACGTAGACTGATGAACTATCTGAAGAGAGTCATCACTGCTGCCTGTAACTACCTGACCTTCGAGCCTAACGATAGAGTCACCTGGAATAGCTTCGAGATGAAGATTATCCCTGTGCTGAAGAATATTCAGTCTAAGCGTGGTATCTATGATTATCGAGTGATTAAGGGTGAGACTATCGTCACTGATGAGGATATCGACAACTACAGAATGCCTTGTATGGTCATGATTAGACCTACTAAGGCTGCTGAGGAGATTCCTATTTACTTTACTATCACTAGCACTGGTGCTGATTTCAATGAAGTACTGGAAGCTAATGGTATAGCTGTCGAATAATAGAGGAGGGATACTATGCCTAGTACTATTGAATCTTTAGGTGCTTCCCATCTTGCTTCTGCTGGATACGAAGTACAGCGTACTAACAACTTTGAGATTCAGATCGATAATGTCACTAAGGTTAGACCTCTGATCTTAGCTGTCGTGTCTGGATTCCTGCCTAACGAGTCTAACGAGGTAATCTCTCTGAACTACGGCAATACTACTATTACTGTGGCTGGTAAGGCTAATGCTAATGGTAGTGGTTCTCTGGTCGTCAGAGACCTGATCCAGGAGGACATGGAGAAAGTCATCGACGATTGGCGTGCCTCTGTCTACGACAAGGCTACTGACAAGATCGGATTCGCTGCCAACTACAAGAAACCTGCCTACGTGACTCAGTATGCTCCTGACGGAACTCTACTCCGTGTGTGGAATCTGGAGGGAGTCTGGCCTAGTGCTGTTGACTATGGTCAGGTAAGCTACGATAGTCCTGGTGTCAAGACTATCAACATCACTCTCCAGTACGACAAGGCTACTATTAGCCGTGAGCAGTACGAGCAGGAGATGCTGACTAACGCTTAATTTGATATCTTAGTACTACAAAGGAGCCTTGGGATTACCTGAGGCTCCTTTAGTATTATACTACTATTAGGTCCATAAGCTCTGATCAGGTAAGACTTAATGACTGAACTATTGTTGGAGGAGGAGACATCCTTATGAAAAATTCTAATTTCACTCAAGAAATCACCCTACCTTCTCAGGGTTTACTGAATCCTGAGATCCCTGAAGGCAAGCTGGTCCAGAGGTGTATGATGGTGGCGGATCAGAAATTCCTATCAGGTTCTAATCAATCTGCAGGATCTGCTATTCATCAGTTACTGCAGCGTACTGTTACCTCTCCTGAGGGTTTCGATGTATCTAAGCTGACTACTGCTGACACTCTGTATCTATTGTTCAAGCTACGTATCCTATCCTATGGTAAGGATTATAAGTTCCGTACTAGATGCCCTGAGTGTGGTAAAAAGATCGATGTTTCAGTTGATCTCTCTGAGATCCCTGTGGAGATGCTAGAGGATGGATACGATGAGAAGCTAGTAGTGACTCTGCCTCATAGAGGAGATAAAGTGTATACTAAGATCCTGACGAATGAAGATCATGAGGAAATTGCTAGAGAGCTGAAGCGTAGAAAGAAGAGAAATGCAGTAGATGATTCTGACTACATCCTGCGTATCGTACGTTCTGTTGAGAGAATCGAATTAGCCTCTCCTAATAAGGATGGCAAGAAGGAACTCACTGGCTCCTTAGATATCGAGAGATATATCAGTGCTCTGACTGACCTGGATGCTGCTACTATTATCGCTGCTAGAGATAGCGTTACTTATGGTATCCTCCCTGTGATGGAGTACACTTGTCCTGAGTGCGGTGAGTACATCGATATCGACCTGCAGTTCTCTGCCGACTTCTTTCGTCCTCACATTAGCAGGTGATTTAGAGTCCACAGTGACGTCTTCATTCTATCTGTCTTATTACGCTCATATACAACCATCTGAGGTAGATCAGTTATCTACTTATGAATTCAATAAGTATATGCAGCTATTAAATGAGTCAATGAAGACAGATAGAGAGTATGATATGAACTTAGCTCAGGTGTCTGGAGGATTAGGTAACTTCCTACCTAATTAATTAAAGGGATATAGAGATATATCACGAATTATAATAATGTAAGGAAGAAGTTACCTAATCCGAGAGGAGAATGAGTTATGAATAACAAAATCTTTAGTCCTGGCGAGGTTGTAACTATCCGAAATAATCTTCGTAATATCGAGAAGAACTTAGGTCACTCTGTCCCTGGAGGATACATTGATTATAGTGATCTGAAAGATCATATCCTCAGTCCTGGCGAAGTTGTCATCATCGCTCGTAATATTAGGAGCGTGAGTGGTAGTCGTAGAGGTCACTACAATAGTCATCCTTCTGATGGAGGGTATCTCCTTCTTGCTACTGGAGTACTAGTGATCGTAGGCATCCTCTTACTGATTGTCGAAAGTATATTTAATATCAATATCCTATAATTTACAGTCAACTCATCTAGGAGGTGATAGTACTTGGCTGTATTCAAACAAGAACTTAACTGGAGTGCTTACCAGAACAAACAGTTGAAAGTGCTAGAGTCCCTAGATAAGTCATTTGGAGATAGTCTGCGTATCAGTCAGCAGTTAGCAAGTTCTATGAGTAAGATGGAGCTTGCTATCGAAAATATGTCACGTGCCTCAGAAGCTACAGCTAAGAATGTAGCTTCTATTACTAAGGATCTGACAGGTAAAGCTGAAGAATTCACTAGACAGATGGATAAAGCTGGTACTACAGTTAATGCAGCAGCAGCTAGTTTCAAGAGTAGTGCAGAGAATTCAGGTAAGCAGATGAAGGATACAGGGGACCAGTTAGCTTCTTCAGGTTCTAAGTTCATGACAGTACTAGCAGGAGCAGGGAACTTCCTGATGAAGCATATGGGTACTATAGGTAGAGCAGCAGATGAATTCTCTACTATCAGTAATCAGATGATCATGCTCTCTGGTATGAGCGGAGCCACTGTGAGAGAGTTCAGATCAGAGATAGTCTCTATAGTATCCGACCTGAATAAAGAGACAGGATATTTGTATAGTCCTACTGAGTCCTATAGACAGATAGTAGCTGCTACTCAGGGAATTACTAGTAATCTTGAAGCTATAGAAGAGATGGCTAAGCCTCTACTACTTACTCAAGAGACTCTAGATGTAGGTATCAATACAGTAGCTGACCTATTCAATAAATTCTATACCAGATATAGCTTCTCTTCCACTAACATGGAAGATGCTCTGAATGAAATCAGAGGTAATACAGCAGGTAACTCTGCTAACGCTGAAGCTACTCTACAGAATATCCAAGCTTTAGAGAAGTGGATAAGCTACAGTGCTGGTAATGATAACGCTAAGAGAGAAGAGATGCTAGAGACTATCTCTCACTATACATCCTGGCTAGAGAGTATGGATATCAACTCTGCTCCTTATACTCAGTACCTGAATGCTATAGCTTATGGTGATTATAGTAGTCATCCTGAGTTAGCTAATATACTAACTCGTGGAGGTATAAAGGACACTGCTACAGCTACAGATATGGCGAAGGCAGGTCAGTTCGAAGAGCTAACTAAAGCTCTGATGAATGGTATCTATTCTGCATTCAATACTATAGATGGTTCTTATGCTATGGGAGCTGCTCTAGATAATCTAGGATTAGATAGAGATACAGCTATGGATGCATGGAATACTATGAACTCCGCTAATTATGTCAGTCTGGAAGAGTTCCTGAGTAAGAGTAAATATGCTCAACCTACTATGACAGAGCTAGCTGAGGATAAGTATGTCAGTATGGCTGATAAAGCTAACCACTGGCTAGAGAAGATATACTCGAAGTTAGCTAGTATACAGGAGATGAATCCTTTAGGGTTTGGTTTCTCAGATGTTGCATTATTAGCAGGTATATTACCTACAGCTATACAGTCCATCAAGACATTAAGAGGTGGAGGGTCTGCTCTTGGAGAAGTAGCTTCAGGAGTTGGAGCTACTTCTAGTAGAGGATTAGGTAATATCCTGCAGACATTTGGTGCTAAGAGTGCTGTAAAGGGGCAATTTTCTACCTTCTCTACTATGGGCGGATCAAGTATAGGTAATGCTGCTATGGGAGCTAGTGACGGATTAACTAAAGTTGCTTCTCTAGGTGGAGGTCTAGGTGGTGCAGCTATGATGGCAGGAGGTCTAGCTGCTGGAGGTCTTATGACTTATGATGGAGTCAAGGACATGCTAGATAAGCAGAATAATGCTGGTACTCGAGTAGCTGCAGGTGTCGAAGCTGCTGGAGGATTAGCAGGTATGGGAGCTTTAGTAGCTCTAGGAGTCTCCAATCCTATAGGCTGGGTAGCTCTTGCAGTAGGAGGAGTTGCTCTACTAGCTAAGAATATTATCAAGTCCGCTACTACTATAGGAGAGACAGCAGCTATAGAGAAAGCCTATGAGCAAGCTAAGAAGACTGTAGTCAATCAAGCTAAGGACAATGAAGATACACTACTAGAGGTAAAAGCTGGACTGAAACATGATGAAGATCTTGAGAAGATGAGATCTAAGCTAATCCAGTCCGGTATCTTGTCAGAGTCAGATTTACAGAAGGCTAGGGAAGCTGATATAGAAGGATTAAAGTCTCTGACTGAAGCTTACCTAAAGGCTACTAAACAATTTACTCCTGACTATGAGCTCGCATTAGACAAGTACGAGAAGAGTGATAAGCAGTATATCAAAGACCTGAAAATGGGTCTTGAGGAAGCACTCCAGGACTGGAATGATTCAGGGAAGCTGAAGGAAGGTAGTCAAGAACTAGAAGCTACTGATGCCTTGATGTATTCTCTATTGAAAGATCTAGAGTCTCAGAAAGCTAATGGAGTCGAATTCGATAAGAATACTCAGAAGATCTATGAAGAGATGGTCAAAGCTTACGAGGACGGAGAGTTATCCAAGAAGGAAGCTAATCGTATCCTAGACAAGGGAGCCTGGAATACTGTATTCCAGAATGCTAACTTTGGAGCTGAAGAATTCATGAGAGCTACTGAGAAGATGGCTGCAGCTAATGAGACAGGAGCTAAGATAGTAGGTAGTGTCACTCCTAAAGAAGGTACTTATTATGGAGTAGAGGAGGCTAGTCATGTACTGGAACTAGCAGCTAAAGCTCTACATGCTCCTAATGAAGAGACTGCCAAGGAATTCCTAGATCAGCTCAAAGAAGAGGGTTATAAGAGTGAAAAGTATACAGAGATAGGTGCTGCAGCTGAGAAGTGGGGATTGACAGGTTACGCTACTGGTACTAACTATATTCCTCACGACCAGATAGCTCTACTACATGAAGGTGAAGCTGTCGTACCTAAGAAGTATAATCCTGCAGCTAATACTGCTGAGATGCAGTCTATGGCAGATCAGATAAAGGCTACTCAAGAATCTACTACTAGAGAGACTAGAGAGTACTTTATTTCATTCGTAGAAGAGCTCAAGGAGATCAGAGAGTTCCTGGCTGAGTGGAAGTCAGATAATATCAAGAGAGAAGCTGCATCTGAGAGTAGGAATAGACACTCTGTAGGCAGAAGCTTCATCCAGAGTTACTTATCTACAGAGAGGTGATATAGTATATGCCTGCAACTACTGGAAAGTATGCTAATAATGAATTAGAGATATACAGAGGATTGATGGCTGCAGGTCTCAATAGAGCTGCAGCTTGTGGAGTATTAGCTAATCTTCAAGCAGAGTCAGGATTTAATCCTATCAACTTACAGAATAGTTATGAGAATAAGTTAGGTTATACTGACGAATCTTATACTAGTGCTGTAAATAGTGGCAATTATGACCAGCGTCGATTCACATTTGACTCCGCAGGATACGGTATAGCTCAGTGGACTTACTCCACTCGTAAAGGTGCTCTCTATAATTATGCTAGGAATACTATGAAAACCTCTATAGGTGATCTTAGTATGCAGATAAATTTCCTGATAAAAGAGCTGAAGGCTGACTTCAAAGATCTATGGAATGATCTATTAGATTACCAGGATACTGCTGCAGGAGCAGAAGCTGCAGGAGCTGAGTTCT